TGTATAGTATGCATATATTATAAGGTATTTTTATTATGATTGCAAGATTTATTTTCGTTGGAATGCTAGTTTTTTCTATGTCGTTGCCTGCGCATGCAGACACTGACAAATTCTCTAGGATACTTTCATTGCTCGACGGCGCTCTGAAGTGCCAAGCAGCATTATCCCTAACTTCTAACTACAATACTATTTATCGTGCTTTAAACCGCGGTCTTGAAAAAGTGAATCCTCCAGAATATTCTAAGTTTCGAAAGCATTTAGATAAAGAATGGAAACTAATTGAGATAATTGTAAAAAAAACTAAGTCGGAACTTGGAAAACTTAACTCAAACATGGATTTTGACAAAGTAGAACAAAAAATGTTTATCGAAGCAATTAGCTATATAACTGTGCCTATTAGAAATCTTAAGATTGATGATGATCATATTAACAATTTAATGAAATTAAATTCGTCATGTACCACTCGGGCTCCACTGATACTTAAAGACCTTGAAAGGGATTTTCCTGAGGATAATACTACTGAAGATAATATTACTGGTGATCCTTAAATTTATAATAAGCATAATTACCAAACGGTGGCTTAATAGTATCTGGACCATGTATAATAAACACTGTATCACAGTAGTCTGGATCGCCCCATGAACTGTAAGGATATCCGTCAGTAAACATTATAAACCGTTCTGGGCAAATATCGTTCTCTTTCATAAACGTCCAGTTACAATCAAAATCAGTACCGCCACCACCTTTTGGCTCGTATGTTAAAATGTCATCAATGTTGGTGTTGTCAAACTCAGCATAGTTATAAACATTAGTATCAAAGCACCATAGTTTAATTTTAAAGTCCTGGAACTGCTCCATGATTCCTTTAACTTCTGATAACATGTCACGGCCCATGTCGTTGCTAATACTACCCGACATGTCCATTGCAATAGCGGCTTCAATAGTATTTTCAGGAACCATACCAGGCAACATAAAGTCACTGCCCCAGCCTTTGCGGCTTGGACGCATAAAACTATAGTCGCTCTTAACAGTACTTTGGATACTTGTTTCAAGCAGTTCAGTCCAAGCCATTTGTGGCTCAGTAAGCTCTTGTATAATTCTAGCAACGTCACCTGGAATGCCACCAGCACCGTTACCTGCCTGTTTAGCACTGTTAATAAGAGACTCTTTAATTTCGTCCCGGATCTTTTTACGATCTGCTTTAGAATACTTGGGCTTGCTCTTGCTTTTTAGGTTACCATTTTCATCTTCTTCTGGACTGTCACCGCTACTGCCTTCGCCATCGTCACTGTCCAAGTGTTCGTCCAACAACATGTCTGCAAGATCGTCTATGTTAATCTTCTCTGCATTTTCGTAGATATCGTCGTAAATCTCTTCCATGCTAAGTTTTTCATACTTACGATCATATAGTGCAGGTACTGTAGTAATCATAACACCAATCTTGCTGTTAACAAGATCACGGTTTACAGCATAATCTGCGGCAATATTAGCAATGGTAGGATTATGGAGGTTAAACTTACTACGGCCCAAATGGTCATATACATTGTGCAAAGTTTCATGCCCAAACAAGAACTCAATCTCTTTAGGTTTAAGCATTAAGATAAATTTGCTATTGTAATAAAAATAACGGCCGTCAGTAGCCGCTGTAGGCAACCATTCATCTGCATTAACTAGCGGAAGTCTAGTAGCCATGTTGCCAAAGAAGCTAGCCTTAAGGAGCAAGGCTACTCTAGCAGTTGTTAGGGCTTCACGAGCAAGCGCATCTTCTGCAGGATCTGTCTCAAATCCTACTGGAAGTTCTATGTCTTTAGTATTCTCAGTTGTTGCAGGCAATGCACTTCTCCTTAATTAACTTATACACCATAGTAGCACAGGTTAACATAATGTCAACCAGAACAGCAATAAGTTAATCTTTCAAAGCCGCTGCACCTTCCATACGCTCACACAATTTACGCAACTCACGCATCAACTTACGACTAGAGTCGTACACAAACTCTTGATCAGCAACGTCTGCATCGTTAATAGCTAGAATATAGCCGTTACTTGCACGACGGATTTCAATAGTCTCAATCATTTTTTTTCTCCAATGTTACATCAGAAACTGGAACGACTAGCGTCCATCCCTTTTCAGTATCTTTAATCTCATAAAGACCCTGCTTAGAATCTTGAGACATAATCTTACCCTGACGTTCAAATACTTTATGGCCTGCTACCGGAACATCAGCAAGGCTGTATAAACCACCAATGCAATTCCATTCATCAACAGGAAATTTATAACTGAACGTGCAAGGATGATCTTGCATTACTTTTACTTGTTCTTCCATTTTTCTCTCCATTAAATTAACTTATACACTATAATAGCATATCCTAGTAGATAGTCAACCGTTTCTGTCAAAGAAATAGGCGTAGAACAGTTAAGTCCTACGCCTATCGTATGTTCTATTAAGACTTAACTTTTTTAGATAGATGCTTGAGCAACAATCCATAAGCTGGGAGGAACAAAATAAGTCCTACAGCAATCTTAATTAACACCTGCGAACCGGCAATTTCTGTCCAGTTTGCGGCCATATATTCGTCTGCCCCATCTGCGAATGCAACATAAAAGAATACATACGTATCAATAATGTTTGCAACAACTGTACTAAGGGCTGGTGCAATCCACCACATGTCTGACCATTTTTCACGAATGACTTGGAAAACATATACGTCTAAGATAGTACTAACGCCATATGCAGTTGCACTTGCAAAGCCAATACGTATAGCTACACTTTCTGGTGCGCCTTCGAGCAATACTACGCCAATTGACCCAAGAATTGCTAGTGGATATGCCATAAAGATCGTTTTACGAGCAATACTCTTGCCTAGTAATCGAACCGTTAAGTCTGTTGCTAGAATAACTAACGGATACACAAATGCGGCATAAGTTAATTTTATTCCAAATAGTTCTACTGGAATTCCAACAATTGCGTTGGAAACGGTAATAACAATAACGTGTAGAGCCACCAACTTCATTAGCATTGACTTGTCTACGCCTTCAAAAAATTTACTCATTCATAATTCCTTTCTTCTGCTTCTAGTCCTATTATTTTACTATTTAACCTTAGTCAAGTCAACTTAGTTATATCTCATCCTTAAAGATTACTATTTTACCATCATTTTTCATCATTTTACCACAATATTCATGGTTAAATGTGCTAGCGTTACTAACATCTTCAGCAGACAGCGTATACTTACCCTTAACGCCTCCAGCCCAGGTACTAGCTTCAAAGTACATGATACTAGACCAAAAGTTGTACTCCTGGCTGTATGCTAGCAATAAATGATAACCTCCTTTGGGGTTGCTACTAGTCCATCCGTTGCCCTGGGTAGTCTTAACTTCAATACAGGCTGCAATCTTGTCACGCTTGTCATAAACATAGATGTCATACGTAGTATTTTTAACACCTACTTCTGCATGATACTCTGAATTAGAGTTTGTAATTTCGTCTGCAAAATATGCCGCGGCTGCATAATGTACATTACTACCAATAAACTGCGGATCTGCAACTTCAAAAGGCCTAACATCTGGAAACATGTTATTAGTTGTTTTTGTAAGAAGTTGTAACTGCGCCTTTACGCCCCTTACAAATTTATCTGAGATATTTTCTAATAGTTTATCTAATGCAGGATCCTGAGGATACGAACGATTCTTAGGATTATATTTCATGTCATGATCTTGTTTCTGCATGTTATAACATTGTGTTATGCTATACCCTTTGGTTCCTTGTTCAAGATCAGTAATAAGATGAGGAACGGGCCTTACAAATTGTCCTTTTTTGTTTGTATAGCCATGTTTTAGTCCACGACATTTTGAGTACAGCAGATAGGATAAGCCAGCTCGCCCACATATGTCTTCTATATCGGACTTTGCTGTCAAATGCATTTCATCAACCATTGTTTCAATGGAATAAAATTTGTTTATATCAGGAGTTTCAACACGTGAGTTGTCTGATAAATGAGACTTAACTACAGAAATATCCCACTGATTTTTACCATCTAGGGATCGATCCCATATTACAGGAACAAATTTTGCACCATTTGTTTTAAGAATCTTAGTTCGTGTATGTCCTCCGCTAACTTTAATTACATTTGTATCATCGTAAAAAACTTTGGGTGCTTCGTTTAACCCATCAACTAGTATTTCTTTTTCTAAAGAATTATACTTTTCTTTGCTATCCGGGGTTACAAATTTTCGATAATCCTTGTTTAAATCGTGCTCGTATAGATCTCCTATTGCAATGAGATCGTCATACTTTCCATTAAACTTTATAGTAGGACCATTAGTTGTTTCAATTTCGATACTCATATTAATATCTCCATACAATTAAATTACTATACACACAGTAACACAAATACTCTAGGTGTCAACCTTATCTGTAACGATCTCGTAAATCTCTTTCCAGTTTTTTACAAGTGGAATTTCAGTAACATGCATGTTAAATCCATGCTCTACTAGCAACGGCTTTAACCCTACTTTAAGTCCAGCAATGGCATTCTCTGGCTTGTCTTCAATCCACCATAGTCCACTGTCTGCAAACTTAGCAAGTGCTCGATCTTTGTCAGCACCAGTGGGAAGGCAAGTAATCTCTGAGAAAGTTCCTTTACCAAATAGTTTAGCTAAGTTTTTAGAACGTAGTTTCTTAGCATACTTGTTGGTGCTCAAACTAGTAATAGCAATAAAGTCCCAGCCTTCGTCTGCTAATTTAGTGACGTATTGCACTGCATCACGCAACGGAGGCAAGAACCCTACTGCGGCACTGTCATTAAAGATCTTAATTAGTTTACGACCTTGCTCTACATCAATTCCATATCGTTCACCAATATTATAAATGGTGCTGGATTCCTTAACTTTGGTATGCCCATGCTCTTCCATAAAACAATCAAATGCATACTCCCAATTAAGAATTACACCATCACAATCTACCAATAACGTTTTTTTCATTTATATCTTTTCCATATCTGTTACAGGGAATTCTGCAAACTTTGAACGTCGAATACCAGTTGAACTACGGCCATGTCGGAAGCCAACTGCCTTGCCATTAGCAAGTTCTACCCAGTACTCAACATCACGCTGATCGCCAGGCCATCCTGAGTTGCTAGCGTGTCGCATTACAATCTTAATTTTTGAGTACTTCTTAGCTTCAAAGTCACGATCCCGATACTTAACCAGGTTCCACCAGGGGTTAAAGTCTTCTGCAAGGGTAAGATTGACTTTCATTTGGATGGCCTTTCATTAATAATTGAGGGTGTTGTTAAAGATTGGTTCTGACTTGTTTTTGCAAACGTTCCGTTGTTTTTCTGTATAACTTCAAATGCGCCACACCCCAGAGTGCATTTACGCACATTTTTAATACGATCCGGAATAGCGCACCCTGCTAGCATACTCGTTGCTACCAGGGCCATAACTATAACTTTCATCTTAATCCTCCATCGCTTTAACAACATACTTACCAAAGCGATCAAAGAACTCTTTAAAGTGTGCAAGTTTGTTAGGCTGGAATGGAAGGTTGTAGTTAGTAATAGCAGTACGTGCCCCCATAACAGTCATCTCAGTGGGGAAGTTATCCATCATAAAGCGGAAGAAGTTGTCCGCCATCTTGTGCCACTTAGTTGCATCTTTCTTACCAAAGTCGTCATATGCATCTTTAAGTTCGTAACACATACCAATAGTTAATGCATATTGAGCACTAATTTCTTTAATCTTAAGGCTCTTAACCTTACCTGCAAGTATGTCTGCTGGCATTGGCATATCCTTAGATATTTTGCGGTGTGCCATAAACTTAATTGCAATACCTTCGCCAACACATCCGCTAACTAGATCAATAAGTCGGTCGTCAGTCATACCAGGCTTGTTAACAAATTTACTAACATAAGTCCATGAACGTGGAGTAGCAAAAGAACGTCCACTTGAGCGTGGGTTAAAGTCACACAAGTCGCCTTTAGCAAACGAAACGTAACCAAGTACGTCTTCGTGTATCTTGTTTCCCACAGCCCAGTTAAAGTAGCTGTCAAAGTCTACACGGACTTCAAGGTGGCAAAAACGGTTAGCAAGCGGAGTAGGCATTCTGTAAGTAACACCCTTGTCGCTTTCACGGTTACCAGCGGCAACAATAACAACATTGTCTGGTAATTTGTAAGTGCCAATGCGGCGATTAAGTACCAACTGATACCCAGCGGCCTGAACTGCTGGAGCGGCACTGTTCATTTCGTCTAAGAACAAAACAACAGTGTCAAACTGACTAGCTAGTTCTTCGTCGGGAAGGTCCACTGGCGGTGCCCATAGCATCTTGCCAGTATTTTTATCAAAGTATGGCATGCCACGTAAATCTGTAGGCTCCATAAGAGCAACACGAATATCTACTAGGTGTGTAGTACCTAAAGATTCTTCTGTGCAAATCTGTTCCATAAGTTCGGACTTACCTATACCCGGCAAACCCCACAAAAACACAGGTTGCTTTATTTCAAAAGCGTCCAAGATGCGTGTCTTTGCTTCCGCAAGGGTAACTGTTCTGCTATCTACTGCTACTTCGGCCATTTAAAATCTCCGTTGTTTTAAACTATAACTAACAATAACACACATCCACTAGATGTCAACCGTTTCAAACTGCAATTTTCATATCAATTGCAGTTTGGATAACATCTACATAACGATTAAATGCTGCGTTATACTGGTTAAGCATCTCCTTGGTAACTGGATCATCTGCTGCGATGGCCATATACGCATCAGCATCAACATAATCCCAGTTTACAGTGCCGTCTGCATTGTAATTTACCATGTCTTCGCAAGCCTTGTTGACTTCCGACATTACCATTCTGTCCATTTTAGTAAGTTTTGTCATATCATTTGGTCCTTTGTTTGTGTTTTCTAACTATAATCATAGTAGCACGAACTAGCAGATAGTCAACCGTTTCCAGTCAAATTATGCCTTAATAATTTAAAAATGAACGTAACTTACGAGCATGTGAAGGATGTTTGAGGGTGCGTAATGCACGAGCTTCGATCTGACGAACTCTTTCTTGCCCAACATTAAGCACTTTGCCTACTTCGGCTAGGGTATAACCTGTATCTAGGTTCATACCAAAACGCATACGTAGTACACGTTCTTGACGGGGACGCAAATAAGATAGTACTTCAGTAACTTTTTTCTTAAGATTAGCGTGTATAGCTTGGTCTTCTGGGGTTAATGCTGGAACATCATATTGGTTAATTAACATATTATTTGGTCCTTTTTTTGTGTTTTCTAACTATAACCATAGTAGCACATATTAGCAGATCGTCAACCAGAAACGTCAACCTATTTTTGCTTTTTATTTGCTTGGTACTTCTCTGCATTGCCCTTTGTTGTAGTCCATTCTAAATTTTTAGGACGATAATTTAGTTTGTTCTCATCGATGTGGTTAATTATGAACAGTTTTCTAAAAGACTTTTTAATGCTATTAGCACATGTGCGCCATTCATTATCTGTTATCCCTAGATCCCAGTAAGGAAGGTCGGGGTTTAGTGTTTCATGTACTAAAATATGTAAATTAATAGTTAAACTATTGGTACAGTAACCTTTAAAAACATCTTTATCAGTGATGCTTACACAAGGGTAACTAGTTTTAGGATTCTTTTTGTGACGAGGACTCCATTTAACTTTTATGGGGAGTTTCCTATGGAAACTCCAAAGACTTCCAGTTTTTCTATCAACACCGTAATTTTTTAACTCTTGTCCATTATATAAAGCAGGTCTAATAATTGTCATTTTAGCATACTCTTATAGTTGTTAAAGTTACTATTATAGAATAGCACATATTAGCAGATCGTCAACCAGAACAGGTAAAAAAAGTGCTGGATTACAGCACTTTTTAGGTGGATTATTTGCTATGCTGCATAGTAGAGTTTGTTAAATTCCTCTTTAAATGCAGAAAGTATTGTGTGATACTCTTGTATATTTTCTTTTGTGTCTTTTGTGTACACTAACATAAAAGTTTCAATATCAAATAAATCCCAATTTATGTTACCAGTTTTTGTGTTGTAATTTGCGTCATTTTCCATTGCAGTTTTTATTGCTTCTGCTACTTTTATTTGATAATCAGTTTCAATAAGCATTTTATTTGATCCTCGTTTGTGATTCCTAACTGTAACCATAGTAGCACATATTAGCAGATCGTCAACCAGAACAGGTAAAAAAAGTGCTGGATTACAGCACTTTTTAGGTGGATTTTAATCCTTGTGTGTGTACATGTATTGCTTGGGATTAAGCGTAGCACAGGGGTGCTTTTTTGCTTTACTAGTCCAAACTGCTATAAATTCCTCCTCGCTGGGGAGGTGGGGCAGTTGCATGCTAGCATACGTACCCATTTTTGTTTGTAACGCTAGGGCATCTTTTTGCACATTTGCGGGAACGTTAGGATTAATGGTGAGATCTCCTAAAAACAGAAAAACTTGTTGCTGTGTGGTAAACTTGGACATTATGCTCTCCTTTAAGTTAGACTTAATACTAACACGGGCTAGCAGATAGTCAACCGTTCTTAACAAGTTCCTTTGCTAATTTTGCCGCTTCTTTTGCGGCTTCTTTGGCTTCTTTAGCAATACGCCTGGCTTCCTTAACAGGATCTACCCAGGTTCCAGCAATCTTTTCAGCTACTTCCTGACGAAATTCTACGCTACGTTGGTACTTCTTTTGGGTATCGAAAAATCCGTCTAGGTCAAAGTTAACACTACCTTTGCGGCGTGTAACTTTTGTAATTAAATCTGTAATTTCTGTTTGAATTCCTGTTTGATGATTGCCGGGAACTTCTCCAGATCTTAGTAACCCTTCTAACTTGGATAAGTAATTTTGCATTACAAAAACGGCTTCTTTAGGTGTACACCATTTAAAGTTTCCTGGCTGATACTTAGGTAACATATGTGAGTCTCCTGAGTTGGGGGTAATTATTAATTATAACAATAATAGCATAGATCTGCCATAAGTCAACAGTTTTTAATGGCCAACAATACGAGGAGGGTAGTTACGAAAATTATCATTCTCTTCCTTGCAGGTATGTAACATTATAAAACTTGCCGCATCTGAGTACGACTCAAATCTAACGTCAACTCCATGGTCAGTCCAGCGTATATTATAACGTTGATCCAACTTACCATAGTTGTCTTCCATAAATTTTAAAAATTTAACTTGAATTTCTAGTTTGTTAATTCTTCCATAAACAGAAGACGTACTGACGTTCACTAACTGCTTCCAGTGGGGATCCTGCAAAGGCTTGCTGTATTTAAATTTAAACTTTGTATGCATTTAGAAAACTCTGAAAATCTTGGTTGTGCATGGATAGCCAGAAGTAAGTTTGTTCTGAAAACAGGATAATTTTAGGCCATCTGCCTGTCATTATAAAGTATGGGCAATCCATAAATCTATCTAACTCTAGTAGAAACTTAAAGGTAATCTTTTGCTCTCGAATATCAACAGTGTATTTCTCTAGTTCTAAGTCGTGTACTAGGAAATGGTATCCATTCTCGTTTAACCGTAGCCCGCCGTTCTCTCTGATATTTTGCCAAAAGAAGGTATAGGAATCATTATCGTTAATAGTTAGATCACTATTTTTAATAAATGCTTGGGTATATTGGAGTTTGGTTAGGGATATATCACAGTGCCCTTTTTTAAAAGGACCACAGTAAAGTCGTCGCAGTCAAAGGCTTTGTTTAATTTTTTAGCTAGGTTAATTGCATGTCCACTATTGCTGAAGCTAACCTTCTTATATTTAGGACCTGGATAGTTCACTAGAATGTTTTGTGATTTCAGATTGATAGCACGGGCCTTGTAGTATACACTCCAGATTCCTTCGCTGGCAAGCACTTGCTCAGATTTATATGTATTCTTATCAATTTTCTCTAATAAAACTTCGGGCTTAGGTCTACTCATCTATATACGTATCCTTATTGTTCATTAACTACGTATATATTTATGCTTGAAAACAAAAGAAAATAGGGCCCGAAAGCCCTATTTAATTATTGACACAATTAATCATTAATGTTAAAAGCCGTAACGAACACCAACGGTGATTGCTTGGCTATCCCAGTCTTCAACTCCTGACGAATTAGTAACATCAATAGAACTACTGGTTAGCATCTGGTACTGCGCTGTAACATCAATGGTATCAATTAACGCATAACTTACGCCTGCTGATACACCGTATACAAGTCCAGAGTCATTTGATGTGCTAACACCAAGTCCGTCTGCCCAACCGTATCCAGCATGAGCGCCGGCAAACGGAGTAAACTTAGAATTTGTGTTGAAATCATAGTAAGCACCACCGAGAAGTGAGTTTACTTCAACTTCTCCGAGTGGCGTGTCATCACCACTAGAAGCATGAACTCCCGCTAATTCAACACGAACTGGCCTCCCAGGAAGATACTTTCCAATAGCGAGCCCCATGATATTGGAATTATCACGACCGTCGTCTGCTTTAACAGTTGTTCCAACTTGAGTTTCAAGGTAGAGATTTTTATCGCTTGCTTGCGCTGAAGAAGCGATAAAGATTACAGCTAGTGCTGCAATAGTAGTACGAAACATTGTTTTTATCCTTTCTATAATTTATAACAATACTCGTATTATAGCACATAAAATACTATCTACCTAGAAGTCGTTTGTAGATATTTCTATTTCTGTCGGGTTTGCAATTTCCCGCTCAAGTACTACAAGACGATCTTGTAACTCTAATGTGTATTTGATTAGTTTTTGGTATTCATTTGCTGCGTGTTGTGCTTCAACCCTAGTAATACTAATACTAGGACTAACGCCAATGGTTGCTTTCTTTACAAACGTTTCTAAGTTATTAAAGTTTGGCAATCTCATAGTTTTTTCTGTTTCTCTTGCATCTCAAACTTGCTCATGTATGGGCCAACGAATTCATTCTTGCCTAGAGTAATTAACTTAGGACAATAACTTGGAAGCCAACCGCTTTCAAATTTAATAATATAATATCCAGCACAATAGAAACTCTGACTCTTAGAAGTCTTAGTATACAACGGTAACTTCCGCTTTAAGTCAAAAATGTCATTAAACGGTTTGTACTTACATGGAAACCCGTGTACGTCAAAGTCCTTGTTTTTATCTTCTATTACTTCTACTTCGTTGCCAGTAGCAAATTTAATTTTAGTTGAGTCACACAATGATTTAAAATCCGCAAACTTTAGGCTTTTCTGATTAATGGTAAGAACAAGGTCCTTGGTTTTCCGCAAGGTGCCCACTTTCTCCCCGTTACGTTCTATAATCCAAAACTTCTCGTCAATAATGGGTTTAGCAAGCAACATCTTTATCCTTCTCCACATAACTCTTTTGTAACCATTCTGCGTACTTAGGTGCTTCGTCTGCAATACGTTTTAACTCATACTTGCCACAAAACTTTAGAAACTTTGCTCCTACCATTGGATTCTGTTTAGGAGCCATCTGCGATCGCATTGTAGTGTCAATATACTCTTTAAGCTCTTCAGGCTGTGCCGTTAAGTCTACTAGTATACGATTGCGTTCGTAATCATCTAGTACACGATGCTCTTCGCCATTATGATCTGTCCAACGTTGTAACATCATATTGTTCCAGTTGTAGCCCTTGTTATCGCGATCATCAAAAGCCTCCAACAATCCTACTTTATTCTTACTACCTTTTTTGCGTACACCAGGATAAGCACTAAAGATATTATCAGTTGCATCGCCTCGCATACACTTCTCAAACAACAACCATTCAGGATGGACTTCTTTGTGTTCACCAGTTTTCTTATCCTTAACTGGCTTACCAAAGTCATCAAATACTCCGTCAAGTGTAATCATGTTATTAGCAATGCCATTGTACTGCTTAACGTTCTCGCTAACCAGTTGAACAAAGTCAGTATCGCTACTAACAATAACATGATTGTCATCGGGATGCATGTTAACAAACCGTGCAATAATATCATCTGCTTCTGCAATATCACATTGTAGTGTACTACAGTTTGCATTTTCTGCAAGGAACGTAACAAGAGAGTCATATGCTTCAAAGAACAAAGCATCTTCTTCTTGTTCTATCTCTGTCTTTGCTTGCCTAGCAGCAACACGATGTGCTTTATAAGGCTTAAAGAAGTCCTTGCGCCAACTGCGCCCTTCTAGAGCAAATACGACATGGTCAGCCTTGCTGATACGCCAGGCACGATTAACTGCACCCATTGTTACATGGATAGCAAACCCTACCTTGGTCCACATATCCATACTACGATGTGCGGCATGTCTAGCACGAAAGAACGTATTTAGAGAGTCTACAAGTAAATATGTCGTCACTTTTACCTCATTAATTCTAAGCTGGGTTAACTGTATTCGTTATTATACTACTAGATTCCTTAGAAGTCAACCACGGAAGTAAAAATTTAGACCATGCTGCGTGGCCATCTGCGCCATAGTGCTGGCTATCAGGTCTAACAGTTTTAAACCCTTGTTCTTGTAACCAATGATAATAAGTTCCGGATTGCTCATATGGGTTAACATAATTGTTGCCCCAGTCCCTTTGATCTTCAACATCAAAGTGATTGTATGAATTAAAGAAAATATGGCGTATATCTTCGTTAACTAACTGCTGATGTAAGTTCCAGATCTGGTCGTGCCAATGCTCACATTTTTCTTTAATTACAGCAGGAGTTTGGTCAATAATCCATTGTTTATAACGGTCACCAAACTCTTCTGGAACACTGTCTGTGCCACTAGCAGTTACTTGGACATAATTATCGCTAGCATCTTTCCATTCTTCACGTTCCCATGAACTCCAGCCGACTATAATTACCTCTTCTTCTCTTTGTTCGCTGGATTTGTTTTCTAGCCACGGAACAAGCAAGTTAATATGCTTCTGTGTAGTTCTAAGTATACGAGCATTACTACTAGCACTCTCTGCTTCAATAAAGAACATCTCGATCTTTAATGCTTGCCCTAGTTTAAATCCATAAGTCAATGGAACTGCGCCAGGATGGGCCTGGCGTCCGAGGTTTTTATAGTTAGGGTCATCCTCTGCAAAACAGTAGTCTTCAATTATTTCAGCTCCTGCACTGTGGCTATCGCCATTAACAAACACACTCATTCTAAATTTAACTCCTTTAATTTAAACCATATTTGATCTAAACCTACTATCAGTAGTAGTATCAATAATGGCTTTAATACTACACCAAACATCATTGGCATACCAACAAATAATGCTAAGTAGCGAGCTAAGAATATAATATAACTATCTAAATCTTTCTCAGGTATTTTTTTTAGCATTTTTTCGTTCTGTTAAGGGATTATTGTGGGGGATTGCTCCCCCACAATGTTATTAGTTATCGACTCTATTGATACCGTTTTCATAAATGTCTTTAATTATACGGATGTCTACGATCTCTTTCGCTGATCTTTTTAGAAAGTATTTAAAGTTCTTTGCTAATCCGTATGCAACACCGTTATACCATTGACTAGTATTTTTGAACTCGTTAAACCGTAATGCAGTTAGCGGAAAGCTATTTGGCATTATTTCTTGAAACCATTCTTCAAACTGTTGGCCTCTCTTTGTGTCTGTGTCGCCAAAATCTGCATACTCTTTTAATGATAAAAGTCTTGTAAGACCACTCAACACCTGATCGTCAATACCATTGTCTGGATAACTTGTATCTATTAGTTCAACTGCTCTTCTTGTTGCGCCTACACCCAAATCGCCCATTCTAAGACATTTTACAAAGTTAGGATATTTAACTTGTTTAATACCAGCGCCTTCATTTACCTTGCCACAACTAATACCCATCGATACTAACTGATCTTTAACATAAAGAGCATAAGGGTCTTTGCCGATTACTTCACTCCAAAATAATTCTTCTGTAGTTAGTCTTCGACTAGATCCGCCATTCATTGCAGCAAACAGTCGGGCTGCATAGTCTTGCTCTTCTATATCAATAATGTGTGCTGGAACCTCTAGGACATCTGGTAAAATCTTTTTTACTAGCCAGGTTCTGTGTTGTCCATTGATCATTTCCAGTGTACTGTCTGGAAACCGCACACATGTTACATAACCAAACAAGTTCCAGTCTACGCCTTTGTGTTTTTCAATCCAACTAAACACATCTTTATGATGTAGATCTCTTTGGGTAGCATTCATTTCTGTGTGTACAGATACTCTGTCACCAGGTGCTTGTATGCCTTTTTCATTTCCAATATAGTGTTTAAATTTTGGAGGGAGTGAAACTTCATTGACTTCTTTGGTTGATTTATTCTTTACTATTGATAACGTGTTTGTTGTTGTTTGCATTTTAATCTCCTTTAATGCGTTTTAGAACTCTTTGCCTACTATCCAATTTCAGCAAAGATGTTTATTTAATTTATTTTACTATAGTAACATCTTTTGTATAGTAATGTCAACTTTTTTATTAATCTTTCTCAGGTATTTTTTAGCATCTTTGCGTTCTTTCTCTGTCATTCATAGAGCAGGAACTACGTTAAAAAGAAGATGCTCTATTGTTAAGTACCAAGCCCATACAGGAAATGCTATTGCTAGCAATGTACTCCAAAATCCATTTGCTAATACTATGCCTGCCATCCATGCAATACAAAATATTAGTCCTACTAGACTTTGCATTATTTGTATTCTGCTTTACCGTCACCAATATCATTTCTAGTAACCATGGCTTCGTCTTTCTCATATGTTTCCATAACAACCTGTCTACACACATCCTGGAACCAATTATCAACCATGTCTTCTTCTACCTCGTTACGATATCCTGCTTTATAAAGCATCTTAATAAACGGTTGGTTCCAGTCAAGTTCAAATGCACCACTGCCAGGATTGTCTGGATCAACTTCAAGATCAATAACTTTAACCCAGGGCTCGTCTTTCTCAGTAGCGATTTCCTTGGCTGACTTTTTTGGAGCTCGTTTTGGTGCTTTAACTTTTTTAGCCTCGCCTAGCCCTATTGCTTTCTTAGCTGTATCTAAAAGTCCCATTCTATAATCTCTCCTGTATTTTTTACTTTAAAATCTTGTATGTTATGTGGTGTTTTTTTCCCTAGTACAACTGCCGCGGCTCTTATTGTGTCACTGTGGCAAATTATAATATGCGGCAGTTCGTTGCTTCGATCTTCTATCTCTTTTAAAAAACTATATACTCTGGATGCAGTATCTTGTAGACTTTCTCCGTTAACTAGAGAAGTTTTCCATTCCTGGGGAATTTGTGATTGTGTGCCAGTTATATCACCAAAGTCACGATCTCTAATAAACGGGCTTACTTGTTGGGTTTTTCCCCAGGGGGTACTTTCGCATACAATTCTTGCTGTATTAAAACTACGTCTTAGGTCACTGCAATACACATTAGCAATCTCTACGTATTTATCTGCTAAGATCGTAGCGATGTGTTTAGCTTCAGCCATACCCTGTTCAGTTAGTTCAGGATCATGCCATCCTGCTATTAAGTTTTGGACAGTGTATTCACATTGTCCGTGTGTTACCCAAACTGACTTCACAGTGCAAGTGCCCAAAAGAAAACTACAAAGCCTAGGACAATATAGAGGGCCCATTTTTCAGGACCTTCTATATTTCCATATTTTTTAGATTCTTCCCAAACTTCTTTCCAATCGGGTTTTTTAAATATTTTCACATCCCGCTCTTTCTTAGCTTATCTTCTATTGATTCGTCTAGTATCTTTTCTTTAATTTTAAGATCAGTATCTATAGGTGTGTCAGGGAGCCCGGTATTATTATTACGTTCCCCAGGCATTTCCGAAAACGTCGACATGAAGCCGGGGGGAGTAACGATAGCCTTTTTCAAGTGCAATTTCTGCGACAGCTTTTCCGTTTTTAAAGTAACTGTCTGTTGTACCTCCGACAGCCATGAGGTATACCGGCGCTTGGACACCATTGGATCCATATACTGACACAGCTCTGTCGACTTCATCCACATCCACAGCATCACATACCACAAACTTGAAATACAATTGACTATTAGGAATATCGCTGTAACTACGAGCAATGTCAGGCTTAATAGCATCATCCCAATCATGTCCACTAACCGATAATTTAGGGGAACATGACCATGTAACATGTATTCGCTGTGAATTTGTGAGGTAAGATTTGAAATCGTTGTGCAGAGTTTGTGTGGTATTTGTTTCAAATGTAACATTTTTTAAGTCCTTCATACGAGGGTGTTCAAATAGTTCTGTATACATACGTTGCCATCCTAACAATGGCTCTCCTCCAGTAACTACTAAATGGATATCCTGGCCGTTTTCTTGCGTCCAACGTCCGTCTGGAGTTAAACTTAGTAGGTATTCTACAAGTCCGTCTACGTCTGTTGTAGTTTGGAACTTCTTAAATGCTGGATGCCAAGCCGCATAACTATCACAGCCTGTTGTTGCTAGTGGTAGATCATCTAATTTCTTATAAAGATGTGGATTTTTTTTAACTTGTGCTGCAATGTCATCTGGCTCAGTAGTGCTTGTGCCATGTGGCAACCCAAATCCAGGACACGTAAAGTTGCATCCGTACATACGAAGGAAAACACTGGGAACGCCAGTAAATCTTCCTTCGCCTTGTACACTATAAAATGCTTCAGTGTATCTAATTTTCATGTAAGCCTCTTATTTTAGTTTGGATTTAAGATCTTTAATCATGTTTGACTTAGTCATACGACGATCCAGTTCAACTCCTAGATCACGACCATGCTCTTCAATCTTAGCTTTAGTCATTTTTGCTATATCTTTAGCAATCTTAGCTTTTGCTTTTACCTCTCCAGCTTTTTCTACAATAGCAGTTGTAGCACTTTGAGATAAACTTTCTGCGACCTCAGCTTTTTTAGTAAGCATTTTCCATAATTTTTTAAACATTGTATTCTCCATCTTCTCTATGACCGACTCTCATAGCCATATTTGAATCGGTTTCTCTTACCTCAACACGGCTACACCAAACCCTGGTGCCCGGTTCAAAATCAGGTAAAAATATTGTATTAATGTATTCATATAAAAAGTCAGCAATGCCTTCGCACCCTGCCTTGTCAACTTCGGTAATTTTAGCAAGATTTAACTCGCCTAGTTTCATTAATTCTTCTCGCTGTGGATCGTCATGCGCTACCAGTAGTGTGTGATCATACCAGTCTTCTAAGTTGTTTTTTAGTGGACGCAATCCCCCAAAATCTACAACCCAGTTACGTGCATCTAAATCATTACTTTCAAATTCTAGAT